TGTGATGCTCGGCGGGTTTCCGTGTCAAGACCTGTCTGTGGCAGGCAAACGAAAGGGGTTTAGTGGTGAGCGATCAGTTCTCGCTTTTGAGTTCCTCCGAGTTGCAGAATCTCTCCAGCCGCGATGGATCGTCTTGGAGAATGTTCCAGGACTCTTGTCAAGCAACGGTGGACGCGATTTCGCCCGACTCGTCGATGAAGTGGTCGGGTGCGGGTATGGCGTGGCATGGCGGATTCTTGATGCCCGATACTTCGGAGTTCCGCAGCGTCGTAGGCGAGTCTTCATTGTTGCCCGTCGAACCGACGCTAAGTATGATTCTCGAGGAGCGAGCCGACTCGCGTTACGCGCTCTCTTCGAGAGCAGCGGCGGGGATACTTCGTCGGGCTGGCAGGCGTGGACGGAAACTCCCCGAAGCGTTAGAAGCAGCTCTGAAGAGTGTGGCAGCGTTGGAACCCACGGACGAGTAAACGAGACTCCTACCGGAACGCTGACGCGGATGTATTCCGAACAGTCTGGCCAAGACTTCGGGGGGGGGGGCAGGAGTGATCGCGACCGGATCTACAACGCCACCGCCGCCTATGGTGCGTGGCGAGAAGAATCAGAGGCGGGGACATTGAGTCAGCGCGACTATAAGAGCACGAACCACATCGTGATCACCAACGGGGGGGGCAACCCGGTTGCTCCGCGTTCCGCAAGTCAAGGAGGGCAGCAAGCATGACGGATGATGAAACATGGGTCGAAGGCGACCACGCCAACACACTCAACCGCTTTGATGTTGGCGACACACGCACAACGCACATCGTCGTGAATAGCGATTCGTATTGGGTGGAGGATTGTGAGAACGCAGCTCTGCGCGCGAACGGATCGAATAATGGGCCTCCACGCACGGACAAACAACCGTTGATTACTCAAACATTTCCAATCGATGATGGTCGTGAGATTGAGAAGCACCAGAATGGCACAGGTATTGGTAGCGCGCATGATCCTGCTTACACGCTTGATCGTCAGCAGCGGCCAGCAGTTGTACAACCAGAGAAGATGAGCGTCCGTCGTTTGACGCCTGTTGAGTGTGAGCGCCTGATGGGACTCCCTGATGGGTGGACTGCGCCTCCTGATGTGAAGGCGCCGGATTCTAAGCGGTATGCGGCGTGTGGTGATGCGATCGTGACGACGGTCGCGTTCTGGATTGCAGACAGGATTCGCATGATCGAAGAAGAGGAGATGAACGGATGAGCGAGTGGTTGTATGAGCCGGTTGTGTGGTCGGATTTGTGGCGGCGTGGCGATTGGGTTGTGTCGCGTCATCCGCGCCGGCATAACGGGTATTACGTCGTGTCGCATCGTGGCGAAGAAGTAGCGTTGAAGGATTCGCTCGAGTTGGCAAAGCGATTCGTGGAAAGGCAGACGACATGACGAGTAGCATGACGATCCGTGACGAGCTCGCGAAGGCAGCCGCGCTTGTCGCGGCCTGGGAGAGCGTCCTGGATGCTGCGAAGCGTGAACGTGACGCACTGATCGTCACAGCGAGCATTGGCGGATTGTCGCTCAGGACGATCGCCGACCTCGCTGGTGTGTCGCATCAGACGGTTGCGAATGTGGTGGCGGCACGGGCTGCCACCACTACGAGCCAGCCCGTGCCACCCGTCGAATAGTACGCGATAATGCGGGTGGCGGATTCCCTCCCCCGCCAGCCGGGTCCGCGACTCCTCGATCGAGGCGCGGACCCGGCACCCTCTCGCCTTGACGCGCACCAAGAGGTGCGACTAGAGTCGATTGACCACTACGAAAGGCACGAAGATGAGTAACAAGCGACGGAAGCGGCTCGGCTCGGAGAAGATCCGCCGCAACCTGGAGACACGGATTCTGCGTGGACGAGTGAAGGCGGAGGCGAAGCAGCTGCGCGCTGAGGCTTGCGCGTTGCGTGTGGCTGTGAGTGTTGAGCGCGGGGCTGTGTAGTGCAGGGGAAGCGTTCGCTGGCGGCGTTGTTGATGCGTGAGCATGGTGTTTCGACGATGATGTTGGCGCGTGTGCTTGGTGTGGGTGATTCGCATGTGTTTCGGTATACGAATGGTCATCGGCGTTTGTCGGCTGTGATGATGTCGAAGATTCGTCGCGAGTTTCCGACGGTTGCGGACGAGCTTATTGCGGCGTGTAGTGCGGCTCGAGTTGCGCGTACTGCGGAGCCTGCGAGGATTGTTCGGGTGCGTGCTCCGAAGCGGCGTTGGCAACCTGTCGCGCGTGCCGCTGATCCTGATTGGGATGGCGAGCTCTACACGATCGAAGAATGGCGGCGCTTGTTTGGCGAACCTGGCTCTTCGCAGGGCGTGAGTGGTCGCGTGGAGGGATTCTTTCCGACGGAGCCATGCTTTCTTGGCGAGTAGTTTGTTATGTGCGTTTAGAAACGCGGATTCGTAACAAACCTAGTCGAGCCAGATGATGTATTCGGCAGTGACTCGTCCCGCGTCTGGATCGATGAAGTGGAGGCGCTGAGATGGTCGTCCCTTCGCGGCAACAAACTCGCGCGCATACTCAGAGCCGGATTCGGTACTGCCCGTCATAAAGACGCGACCACCATTCGCAATCTGAAACTGTGACACATGATGATAATGCCCAAGGTACGCGTCTTGGAATGGTTCGGTAACGCCCGAGCTCCACGCCGTCGTCTTACGAATAATCCCGAATGCCGGGGTATTACCGCCAAAGCTCTTGATCTGATCACCATGCACGAGCATCGCGCGATACGCGCCAGCCTCGACAATCTCGTACCAACCCGAAGGCTCGTGCCAGACGAGGCGCTCTTGCCGCATCTTGTCTCGGACGATGCGACACAGAATGCGATCCCAATTGTCGGGAACGCCATCCGTCTTCTTTCCGATTCTTCCGTGATTACCGGAGACCTCATAGACCCGGACCGTCTTGAAATGCTTCAGCAGCTCGAGCAGGACGGCTTCGATCAGATTCGCCGCCTCAAAGACCATCCCAAATAGCGTCGAATCAACCTCGAACGGTTGTCCAGGGAACGTCTGGATATTCTCGATCATGTCGCCACCGAGCATCACGATGATCTCATCCACCGGGTGCGCGGCGCGTTGAATCTCCGTCAGGCGAAGCGTCTTCGCAACGACACGCATAACGCGCTCTTTACAGATCTCCGTAGAGTATGAGCTCGTCTCCTTGCCGAGTTGCCAATCCGTCAGATGCAGGAGGGCTGTTTCTGCGCCGGCGCGTTTGTCTCGCTTAGGAGGTTTCACGCTCGGCGGATATCCAGCGATCCGTGCTGCATCGTGAGCGGCTCGCTCGACGGCTTCGATGAGATCCGCATTCTTCGCCTTCGCCTTCGCTAGTTGGCGCTGCAAGCGTTGGCACGTTCGTGCCAGGTCTTCGTCCTTCTCGGCCTGTTCGATCTCGTCACGAATACTCATGCGCACGTTCTCCGATGCCGGCGGATCTGCTTACCCTCAGCATTGATCTGATAGCCACGCTCGCCGAGTGCTCGAGCAATAGCCGTCGCAGCAATCGTAGAATCGGCCAGGCACTCTACGAGCTCTGCCGCGTCCTCTTTGCTCATATCTGCAATGCAGTAGCAGACGGCGCATTCGTAGCGTGGCTTCGTGTTCTCACGCATGATGTCGTCTCGCAATCCCATCAGATCCCCTCCTAGTCGCCACTAATCGTACGCCACTCGTGACGATTGTCCTCTACGTGATGCGAATGATGATCTGCGGCGGCTTCGCATTCCGATTACGACGCCACAAGCCCGAACCATCCGCCTGCGACCCGTACTCGCTCGAGCTCGTATTGCCTTCAATTGCGACCACATCACCCGTCACCAGATTCGGACGACCCAGCAGGAGGCCAATGTGGTCTTGCTGCTTGTCATCATCGAACTGATACGTGATCGCATCACCCGTTCGGCTCGTGCGCCACCCGATGATGCTCATTCCGTATTTCTTCTGCTCGGCGGCAGCGACCCAATCCGGTACGAATGCCTCATTTATGCCCTTGCAGAATGCGGCCCAACTCTTCCAACCCGCACACCGATACGCCCACGAAGTCGTCGCGGCACACCACGGCCACGCACCCGGCGAGAGCTGCGAGCCGAGCTTCTGAACTTCTTCAATGTAGGGGCCTTGATTATTGCCCCATGTCTCGAGCGGACCCTCAACGATACGCATACACCACGTTGCGCGCTCCGGCATCGTCCCTGGCAAGTCCTTACCAATCACAAGGAGCGTCTTCGGCGTAAGATCACCGGTCTGCTTGATGCGATTCTTCCGCTGCACACGCTTACACAACTCGCGCGCCGCACTCCCGTACGTGTCGCTTAGGTTGAAGCCTTTCGGGATCTGAATACCGGCACGCTTCGCATAATCACGAAGCGCAATCTTGGCTGCCTGACGATGCGTCACGAGCGGCGAGGATCGGTGACAACATAACCAGCGACTGCAATGATGATCGTGATGAGAGCGCCCTGGACGAGCTCTGGAATCTCAAAGCCTGCAAGACTCGCGCCCCACACGATGATCGTAACGAGCGCCGCAGCGAGCGTACTAGCAGCAACCTTTGGACTGACATTCTTCATAGCGTTCCCTCCTCGGGGATTAGATGAATTGCGAAACGACCGCGGTGATCGCGCCCGTCAATGCACTAATGGTAGCGATAATCGCGACGAGTTGTCCCTTCGTCATATCCGACCCGCGACGCATCGCCTCACGCTCCTCCAACTTCAGAAGCCTTGCCTCGATCCGATCAAGGCTACGAAAGATACGATCAATCTCAGCGTCACTCATCAGACTACTTCGGAGGCTCCGGCCACTCGATCGGCTGCGTCGGATCAGTAATCGTCGCGGGAAGATCACGAAGCTCCTGACGATACGAACGCCACGCCTTCGCATCCACACTCGCATCAGGCATTTGCGTCCAATCACAAGCCGAGAGAAGACCGTTCCGAATATTCCTAATCGTAGAAAGAGCGCTCGCGATGACTTCAGACACCCACTCATCGATGAGTGCTTCGTACTCGTCACCACTCAAATGCGATCCGTCAGGACCCATGATCGAAGGATGATCATCAACGATACGAGCACGAATCTGAACAGCGTCAAGACTCATTCTACGAAGCCCTCAATCCATACACGCGAACATCACCCGTGATTGATCCAGCAGACGGAAGGATGCTGAACGAATCGTAAGATGTCGTCACACTCATAGCTCCACCAATAGTCGCAAAATAAGGTTGAGGAGATACGGGAACATTGCAATTTGTGTAATACATCGTACGGAATGCGACTTTTGGCTGCATGATGTCGCCTATAACAGACATGTTAGGATAGTCCGTTGGACTAAAGTCTCCGATAGTGAAATAACTTGCAATTCCACTTGAGTTGGTTGCTGCCAGGATTGAACTTCCAGAGTAACTAATGTACCCTCCGAACGTATAGTTGCTGCTTGAATTATCGGTTCCCGATGCTCGCAGACGTAATCGCAGCTGACCACCCGTAGTGCTTGCGGTGATGTTCACTGTGAATCGATAGTTGGTGTATAAATCGCTGAATGTGTTTGCTGGAAGAGATGCCGGGGAGGCTGATGTTGCTCCTGAGAAGCTTTGCGTTGCGATGTGAACTAGGCCAACGCTATTGAGATTGTCGCGTACGTTGCTGTTCCAGAATGCGGCGGTGAGTACGTCGCCGGCAACTGCGGTTCCTGGTGTAGTCCAAGCCATGAGCGTATTCTACCGTTTCTCTTAGAGGCCGAAGGGAGAGCCGACAACGGTTCCACCAGCAAAGAGGCTAACGGGGTTGGCTGTCGGGTCGGATGACGAGCCGAAGACGAAGGCGACCGTATCCGTAGACGCAAGCGTGAACTCGACCGTATGCTGCTTTGGTCTGATCTGATGCCGGATGCCGATGATCTGAACGGCGCGAGAGACGCGCGCTCCAACCTTGCTCGGCTGGAATTGGATCGTCACGATGTCGGCAAGCTCGAGCGCGAGCAATGATGTTTGCTGCGCTGCGGTGAGGGCGGCGAGTTCGACGGCGATTGTGTTGAAGCGCAAGTCTGGTTCGCCATACTTCTTCGCAAAATATCCGGCAAGAGCGAGCGCGTCCGCGGTGCCTTGCGAGCCTAGCGGCAAGAGTAGTCCGTTGATCTCTAGGCTCTGCACGCCATACGTCGTCTGCGAAGTCGTATTCGACGCTAGTTGTGTCTCTAGTCCAATCGGCGTGATACCAACACGGTTATACAAGAGTTCAGTGCCGTACGAGATTTCAATGTCGGTGTACGGGATGGCGGTGCCAGCGTCGGAGAATACGACAGTGCCTGGTGCGAGTGCTCCCGCGTTGCGATCGCGAAACTCGACCTTATTCGCCTTCGTCATGAAGAGGAGTCCAGGCTCGGAAGCGGCGACGAGCTGGAGATACTCAAGCACTTCGCGGCCCTGCTCAACCACATCCGCCTGGAGCGTCTGCACGCCCGTGTCGATCACGCGATCAGCCGCCGGCCAGCCCACCTCAGAGCGATCAAGGACGGCGCCGATACGTGCGCCTGTTGTCTGAGCCGTCGCCGTATGCGCATTCAACTGCTGACCACCAAACAGGATGAAACCATCGACACACGCAGCCGAAGCAGTCGCGTCACCCTCCACGCTGTAATCCAGCGACCAGTCCTCCACTAGGCCCGTGAACTGCACGGCGGTAGAGCCACTCACGATGGTGCTCACTTTCATGTTCTTCCGCGGCTTGATATTCGGATAGAACAGCGACGACGTGTAGAACGGATCGAAGGCGCGAGAAGTATTAGTAAACGACAGGTTCGCACTACCCGTCGTGAAGCGATCAAGCTCGCGCGACAATCCTCGCGAGATCGTCACACTCGTGGTGTACGAAGTGACGTCATAAAATGCGGTGCCGCTTCCGCCGATCTGGACGAGAACATCAGGAGCCGGCACGACGCTAGCCCTTACGAAGCGTCGTCACGCGATTGAAGTCCGTCTTCGTAGAACCACCCGAAGTCTGACCCGCCACATTCTGCGTCACCGACAATAGCGGCGCGCTGAACGCTTGACCATTACGCTTCTCAAACCGCTTGATCGACTCGACAATCGTCCTGCCAAGCTCGTCAGGATCAGTACCAAGCCCAGCATGAACCGTCAAATTATACACATTCGTCGTGCCACCACCGCCACCACCAACCGCATCACGAAGCATATTCATCGCACTCGTCGAGTTCAACGGAATAACAGCCTCAGCACCAGCCTCACCCGCCGTAAACACCTGCTTCTTCAGAATGCCACCCATCGCCAAGCCGTACGTGGATTTTTGCGGCTTCGCATGATTGCGCTCCCAGATCTTCATGATCTCGTTGATCTCGGTGCGCTCAGCATCAGTAATCTTCTTACCACCAGGACTACCAGGGCGACGCCTTCCCTCTTCAGCCGTCCTCAAGCGTTCCGCGCGATCCTTATTCCATTGACTAAGCGCATCATCGTATGCCTGTTGCTGACCACTCTGAGCAGCCGCGACCTCAGTACCCGCCGGCGCCTGCACACCAGCAGTACCGGCGAGGATACTAGCGATCGTCGTCGTCAGTCCTGTAATCGCACCACTAAATCCTGATGCAAACGCACTACCCAACTCGGTCCCGGTATTTGTTCCAAGAATGGCATCCAGCCTAGTTTTGAAGACTGCTGGATCAAGACCAGCATTGAAGTCGGCGACAAGATTGTCAATTGCCGTTTTGTTTGCTTCTTGCTGATTCGCAACGCTCTCCTCGAGCCGCTGTGCCTCCTGATCGAGCAGGAAATCGTCTAGATCCTGTTGAGCTTTGCGGCGATCCTCATCTGTTGTCGCAGCAGCAAGAGCATCTTCAAGACTCTTCTTTTCACGAGCGGCAGCTTCTTCTTTCTGCTGCTTACGAATCTCTGCGGCTCTTTTAGCTTCTGGTGAAGTCTTACCGGTGAGCGTCGCCAGCATGTCGCCCAAACTAGATCCAAGACCTGCAAGGCTACTTCGCGCCGATGCAATGGCCTCTTTGATCGGATCACTAATGATGATCGCAAAGCCTTTCTTCAAGGCACGACTAGATCTTCCCATCGTTCCCAAAGCATTAGTGACGACATCTCTTAGAGAACCTGGAAGAGCCTTTGATGCATCACTCAACGCATTCAGTAGAGCATCACGCATAGCCGGACCGATCTGCGCGAATGCTGCTGGAATAGCAGACAACATGCCATTCTTGAAAGAAATAAGCGCATTCGTTCCCGTGATGTTGAACCACGTATTGATTGCGCCACCAAACGCATCAGCGATCGTCTGAGCCGAAGATCCAATCTGAGATCGCCCCTTGCTATTGAAAATACCAATAAGTGAACTGATCATCGCGTCACCCATACGACGACCAGCATCTCGAGCATCTGTATTCAAATTGGCGAAGAAAGTATCGAACTGCTGACGACCACTCGGCGTAAGCACGACACGTGCCGGCAACTCAACACGTCCCTGCTGATTCCACCACGTATACAAACTCTGAATGCCATTCCAGACAACATTGCCAATCGATCCGACAATGAGACGAATCTTCGCGTCAAGCGTCGGCTTCGCACCGAGCGAATTGACGAACGCTGCGACCTTACCCGCAACATTTGCAAGCGCGATGACAAGTGGTCCACCAATGTTCTCGCGTAGATTCTCGACCGCCTCATTGAAACGCTGGAAAGATCCGGTAGCACTTCCACCGAACGCCTCAGCCTGTCCCTGGACACGCTTAGAAACAATCGCAAGCGCCTCTTGCTTCGTCGTATTCTCATCAACCGTGATCCCGAACTGCTTGAACAGGCGCGTATTACCATTCATCGCACGCCCAACGCTCATCGCATTCTTCTCAAGATCAGCAAAACCCGTATTCGCCGAAAGATCAAGCGCGAGATTTAGACCATCCATCGCCTTTGTCGAATCACCGGTCAGGCGAAGGATCGTCGTGAACGCGCGAGACGCAGCCTCATCATCCACACCAAGCGTCGTCGCCAACTGCGTGAACTGATTCTGCAACCGCTCAACATCACCACTCATACCAAGCGACTTGAGCTGACCACGAAGCGCCTGCGTGCTCTTCTCAGCCTCAGCAGCCGCCTTCACACTCTTATAGAGCTCAGCCGTAACACCAACACCGATCGCAACAGCAGCAAGCTTGCCGAAACGAGCAAGACCGGTACCAGCTCCCTTCAGTCCGCGACTAAGAGCACTCGTATCAGCAACGATAGGGACAACGACAGCCATACGTCTAGTTTACCCGCCCTCTACCTAGGCCCACGAGTACGCAACTCGGCATTCAGTACGCGCTCCATCTCGGCCACACTCTTCTCAATGCTATTCCGAACCGTCGGCAAATGACGCTCCGCCGCCGGCCACATCGAACGCGAAGCATTCCCATACTTCGCAGTCAGATTGATATTGAACTGCGACCCACTCGGATTCTTTCGACCCGCAATATCAAACACCGCCCCCGCCGGACTAGATTGCTGCATCTTCATCAGCGTACGCTTGCCACCCGTCCCGCGAATCTTACGACGACGAACGCTCGCATTGATCCGATTTGCCGGCCGTCCAGTCCAGGCAGGCAATCGAGCAGAACCAGAACGCTCACCCGCACCACTCGCCGCCTTCCAGCGAGAAAGCGGAGTCTGCTGAGGAACGCCCTTGCGCGCTTCCGTAATCATCGGCTTCACATCATTCTTGATGCGTTTCTGCGCCGCCTTATACAACTCTGGATCGATCTTCTTCAGAGTGTCTAGCGCCTGATCAAGTCCGCGCACGCGATACGCCTGAGCCATCAGATCATCCTTGCGAGTGAACCGCTCGCCACCTGATGTAGCCGAGCATTGTCCAAAGCATACGCTCCGACTCGCATAAGAGTTGGCTCGGAGCGATGCCTGTTTCGACGGCGAGGCTCGCTATGAGCCAATGGGAGGAGGATTCTCCGAGTGCTCTAAAGGGCCAGACTCGGAGCCTTCAATATCCTCGAGCGTCGCAACCCAATCCATGAAGTCCAGCGTTGTCTTGCCCTGGCGCTGAACGCTATGCCAAGCAAGCCAAACGAAGTCGCGAGCGAAGATCGTATCTCCGCCGAGCTCAGTCGAGGGGCGCTGATACTTCTCTTCCCATGCGATGACATCGACGAGTTCGGCCGTAACCGTCTCGGCGATGCCACCCTTCGGCTTGATCTTGAACTGAACTTCCATCTCATTCCCTCCAACTAGCGCCGATAGGCGCGATGAGTTTATGCAACAGCCTTCGTCACGGTACCCGACACGGGCCACGTGATCGAAGCGGTCGCGAGCTCGCCAACCGCACCATTGACAGGCGTCCACTCGGTAACGAGCGGCGTCATC